CGGTGTCGGCGTCGTATGGCGTGACGCCGGCGCTGTTTGAGAACAGTGCCGCGTTCCATGCGCCGACCGTGTCGGCGACGTATGGCCTGACGGCCGGTCTGTTCGTCGATGACGACACGTTCTACGGGGCCACGGTCGGGGCCGGCGGCGGGACACAAGACCTGCAGCCTGCACTGTTTGTCTCGAGCCCTACGTTTCATGCGCCGACGGTGTCGGCCACCTACGCGCTGGCGGCCGAGCTCTACGTCGACGACGACACGTTCTACGGGGCGATCGTCAGCGGATCGGGGGATCAAGCATTGTTCCCCGAGCTGTTCGTGAACATCAGCACGATCTACCCGCCGGGCGTCACGTTGCGGAGCCCGGTCGTCAACCTGCGCAAGCCGCCGGCGGCACTGCTGAAGGATCGAGGCTGGCCGTTCAAGCGGGGCGTCTGGCCGTTCGGACACTGAGAGGAGGAAAGCATGGCCGACATCGACATCGCCCAGCTGTCGACCTGCCGGGAGACGATCATTGCGCTGCAGCAGGCCTATCTGACGCTGCTGTCGGGCAACAAGTCGCTGAAGGTCCGGCACGAGAGCAAGTGGGTCGAGTACCACCCGGGCAACGCCACGGCGCTGCTGCAGCTGATCAACTCGATCTTCGCGCAGTGCGACGACACCGAGGGCCTGCTCGATTGGAATGTCGGCAATCGCGTGAAGCGAGGACCTCCCGCCTACCTGAGAATCACGCGATAACCGTCGGGCTCTCCCACTTGGCCGGGAGTGCCTCGCTTCGACCGCGAAGAACGCCCTGCCGGTCCATGACCCGGCGGGGCGTTTTCTATTGAGAGACCGGGGAGCCCAAAATGGCCGACGCATCATCCAAGAATCCAGTGTGGGACGACAACGCGCTCAGCATGCGCGCGCTCTCCATGTGGATGCCGCGCCTGGCGTCGGCCGAGGTCGACTATGGCCGCCGGCGCGACATCGACACCGGGCGCGCGCGCGACCTGGCGATCAACTCGGCTTACGGCGCCAACGCGCTGCGCATCCACCGCGACAACGTCATCGGCCCGACCTTCACGCTGGCGCTGCGCCCGATCGCGGATCTGCTCGAGATCACCCCGATCCAGGCCAAGAAATGGTCGCGCCAGGTCGAGCGCGCCTGGAAGGCGTATGCGGACTCGCCGACCTACGATTGCGACGCCCAGCGCGTGCTGACCTTCCCGTGGATGCTGCACCAGGCCTATCTGAGCTTCATGACCTCGGGCGATGCGCTCGGCATCATGCGCTGGAAGGACCCGGGCCCGTCGGGCTTCAGGACGTGCCTACAGCTGGTCGAGCCCGATCGCCTGTCGACCCCGCCCGAGCTCGAGATGCTGCGCACCATCCACCGCGGCGTCGAGCGCGATGCCGACGGCGTGCCGATCGCCTACCACGTGCGCAAGGTGCACGCGTCCGATGTCGCCACGCGGCCCGTCGACCAGCAGTTCAAGTGGGAGCGGATTCCCCGCGCCGAGAAGTGGGGGCGGCCGAAGGTGCTGCACATGATCGACCGCTCGCGCCCCGACATGGTGCGCGGCATCTCGTCGTTCGTGGCGGCCCTGGTGCAGCTCAAAATGGTCGACGAGTATGACAGAGCCGAACTCGAGTCTGCCGTGCTCAAGGCATCCTTCGCCGCCGTCGTGAAGACCGAGCTCCCGACCAAGCAGGCTATGGCGGCGCTCGGCGCCGGCGACCTGGCCGACGAGGGCGACCTCGCCAACGAGGACGCCCAGCACGCGCTGTCGTACATGGCCAAGATCGGCGGCTATCACCAGGCCTCTGCCCTCACGGTCAACGGCGCACGCGCCGTGCACCTGCTGCCCGGCGAGTCCATGGAGCTCCTGCAGGCGGCCGAGGGCGGGATCAGCTACGAGGCCTTCACGAGGGCGATGGTCAACAAGCTCGCCGCCGGCCTGGGCGTCGGCGCCGAGCAGCTGTCGCGCGACTTCGGCGAGATGAGCTTCGCGTCGGCCAAGATGGCGCTCGGCGACATCTGGCGGCACTACAGGGTCAGGCGCGAGATGCTGATCCGACAGTTCGCGATGCCGTGGGTGCTGTGCTGGCTCGAGGAGGCCGTCGACACCGGCGCGTTGCCGCTGCCGAACGGCCAGAAGGGCGACGCGGATTCGCTGTTGCCGATGTGGCCGGCGATCTTCGCGAACAGCACGTTCCTGTCCTGGGGCCCGCCGGTCGTCGACCCGGTCAAAGAGGCGCAGGCGCAGGAGACGCGGCTCAAGATCGGCATCTCGACACTCGCCCAGGAAGCGCAAGAGCAGGGCGACGATTGGGAGGACCTGCTCGAGCAGCAGGCGCTCGAGCGCGCCAAGAAAGCCGAGCTCGAGATCCCGCAGATCGAGGAGCTCGAGGCCAAGGAAGACCCGCTCATGGGCGGCAAGGACGACGACCCCGACGAGGACGGCAAGGGCGGCGAGAAGAAGGGCAAGGAACAGCGCCGCGCCTGACATTGCCGTTGTTAGTGCAATGCCCGAACACCCGGCCGACATGCCCCCGACTAGCGGCCGGGTTCCCTCGCGCGGCGCGTGCCCTCTCGCCGCGCTCGAGGGAGGCGCCGGCGCTCGTCTGGCTAGGCCCCCTGGTCCCCCGTGAGCCTGTTTCCCGGTGAGCGCCGGCGTACCTCGCAATTCACACAACGGAGAATCCGAGCATGCTCCTCGAGCAGCACATCGCGCGCTATTTCAATTGCCCGCTCCTGGTCGAGGAGCGCTACGCCCAGATCGTCACCAGCGCGTTGGCGCCGAGGCTCGGTGTCGCCAGCTTTCAGCACGCGCCGCTGCTCGCCAATAGCGAGACCATGGTGGCGCGCCCGGCGCGCATGCCGACCCTGACCGAGGGCGGCGTCATGATCGTGCCCGTGGTCGGCGGGCTGATCCATCGCGGCGACCAGCTCGACGCCATGAGCGGCGCCCAGAGCTACACGCACCTCAACAACGTCATCATGCGCGCGCTGCGCATGGATGAGGTCAAGGGCATCCTGCTCGACATCGACAGCCCCGGCGGCGAGGCCGGCGGCTGCTTTGAGCTCGCCGACTCGCTGCTCGACGCGCGCCGGGGCGGCAAGCCGATCTGGGGCATCGCCAATACGCAGGCATGCTCGGCGGCCTACCTGATCCTGGCGTCGTGCACCAAGGCGTTCGTCACGCAATCGGGGCACGCGGGCTCGATCGGCGTGTGCCTGCTGCACATGGACATCAGCAAGGCCATGCAGCAGGCCGGCGTCGCGGCGACGTTCGTCTACGCCGGCGCGCACAAGATCGATGGCAACCCGTTCGAGAAGTTGAGCAAGGAGGTCAAAGCCGATCTGCAGGCGTCGATCGACGCCAGCTACACCCTTTTCGTCGACGCCGTCGCAGAGCGGCGCCCGATGAAAGCCGACGCTGTCAGGGCCACCGAGGCGCGCGTCTATCGCGCCGAGGAGGCCGCGAGCCTGGGGCTCGTCGATGGCGTGCAGTCCCTCGAGGCGACGCTGTTGGCCTTCGAGAAGAAGCTCGGGGGCCCAACGGGCACCCGCATCACCCACCACCAGAGCGACGAGGAAAACATGACGACAGCTGTCCCGACTGCCGCCCCTGGCATCAGCCCGGAAGCGCACGCACAAGCCGTTGCCGAGGCGCGCGAGCTCGGCCGCAAGGATGGCCGCGGCGAGGCCGCCAAGATCCTGGGCCTGCCTGGCGCCGACAAGCGCCCGAAGATGGCAACCATGCTCGCCGGCGATCCCGACATCTCGCCCGACAAGGCCGAGAAGCTGCTCGCCGCCAGCCCCGAGGAGACCGGCGGCGGCAAGCTCGATCGCCTGCTGAGCGACCCCAAGGTCGGCGGCGGTGATCCCGGCCCTACCGCAGATGTCCGCGAGGCGCGCCGCAAGGAGCTCGCAGCCATCGGCGCCCAGATCAGCAAGCGCTAACCCAACTTCCCCCAGCCCCCCCTGAAAGGAAAACCAGCCCATGTCTCACCTGCCTCACCCGGCCGGCGGCGGCCTCATGCAGGGCTACGCCCAGATCGACCTGGTGCTCAACGGCAAGGACCCGGTGTTTGAGCCGGCGACTTTGCTCACGGGCACCGCCTACAAAGCCGGCAGCGTGCTCGGTCGCATCTCGGCCGGCGCGGTGTCGAGCGCTGCCAAGAGCGGCGGCAACACCGGCAACGGCACGTTCGTGCTCGATGTCACCAGCCCCAAGCGCCTCGGCGTCAAGGCCGGCATCTATACGATCCGCGTGACCGAGCTTCACGCGGTGCACGACTACACCGTCGAGCTTAGGGATCCCGACGGCTACTCGCTCGGCGACTACCGGCTCACCGGCACCGGCGCCAACATCACCATCGACAACGACATCAAGGGCGTGCTCACCGACGGCGCCACTGACTTCATCGTTGGCGATGGTTTCGACGTCACGGTCGCGGCCGGCTCCAACAAGCTGTGCCTCTCCCTGGCCGCGGCCGAGGATGGCTCGGCGGTGCCGTTCGCCATCCTGATGGAGGACGTCGACGCCACCAGCGCCGACAAGAACTGCCCCGTCGCCGTCGAGGGCATGTTCAACGAGCGGGCTCTCGTGTTCGGCGCCGGGCACACGGCCGACACCGTGCGCGCGGCCCTGCGCGCGGCCGGCATCCACATCAAGACCCCCTACTACTCGGCGTAGGAGCTCCCCGCGTCTGCCTTCGCCTTTTCCACCCCCTTTGGAGTGCTACCACCATGACGATCGACAACTACCGCTACGAGACCTGGGAGCTCGACGAGCTCGTGCGCAGCATCCGCGCGCCGGCGACGTTCTTGCGCCAGCGTTATTTCACCCCTGGCGGCGAAGTGTTCTCGACCTCGCCGCAGATCGAGTGGGATATCGAGGAGGGCGGCCGGCGCATCGCTCCCTTCGTGTCGCCTTGGGTGCCCGGCCGCTCGGTCGAGTCCCGCGGGCACATGAGCGCGTTCCTGAAGCCGGCCTACGTCAAGCCAGCCAAGACGCTCACGCCGCAGATGGCGCTCGTGCGTCGTCCCGGCGAGAACTACGGCGGCAACCTAAGCCCGCGCCAGCGCATGGACATCCTACTCGCCAATCAGATCCGCGAGCACGAGGAGATGGTCGAGAACAGGCTCGAGTGGATGGCCGCCAAGGCCCTGCACGACGGCTCGATCACCATCGCCGGCGAGGACTACCAGAGCGTCGTCGTCGACTTCGGCCGGCACGCGGATCTCGAGCCGGCGACCCTGTCGGGCACCGCGCGCTGGTCACAAGCAACCGGCCTGCCGCTCGACGACATCGAGACCACGGCGCAGCTCGTCAACGATCGCTCCTATGGCGCCGTCGTCGACGACATCGTGATGGACTTCCTCGCCTGGGGCTATTTCCGCACCCGCATGCAGTCCAACCTGCAGTTCAATACGCAGTACCGCCTCGGCAGCTCGTCAATCGACTCTGGGCCGCTCGCCCAGCTCGACGAGGCACAGCAGGTCGGCACGCTCGCCGGTCGGTTCAACATCTGGGTGTACGGCGCGACCTACGAAAATGACGAGGGCGCCACTACAAAGTTCATGGCCGACAACACGGCCATGTTGATCAGCAGCAAGGGAATCCAGGGAAAAACCTACTTTGGCGCAATTCAGGACCTGGAGGCCGAACTGCAGTCGATGCGCATGTTCCACAAAACGTGGGTTAAGAAGGACCCGAGCGGCCTGCATCTGCTCAGCCAGTCGGCTCCGGTGCTCGCTCCCAAGCGCCGCAATGCGTCGGCTCGCCTCGTCGTCCACCAGTAAACGACAGATTTTCTGTCGTTATGCAAAACCCCGCCGGGCCCCGGGCTCGGCGGGGCTTTTGGGCTGCTAGCACTAACGTGCACGACACTGACATAAGGAGAACCTCA